AGTTCGCAACTGTGGCCCTAGCAGTTGTACCTACAGTTGTAACAGCCCTATGCACCACACAAGGTGCGATTAAAATCGTTGCTGGTGATGTGCATGTGTTGACCACACCTATTGATGGCTTGGAAAGTGCCATCAATCTGGAACCCGGCATTACCGGCATTGTTCGTGAAGAAGATCCGGCACTTAGGGCCAGGAGAGAAGGCTCTACTATTAGTCGTGGCACCAACAGTATTGATGCAATCTACGAGGCAGTGCGGGCTTTAAACTTGCCTTATATTGCTATCATTGAGAACAAAACCTCAGAGGTTGTTGAAGGAATCCCAGCCAAGAGCTTCTTGACTGTTGTGGAGGGTGGCACACCGCAAGAAGTATCTAAGGCTATCTACGACAACAAGCCGCAAGGTGCAGAGGCATTTGGATCTATCGTAACAACAATCAATGACAGTAAAGGATACCCTCACTACATTGGTTTGAGTCGTCCCTATCCAGTAGATATCAGTATTACTATGGGTATTTCAAACCTACCTGGGGCAAGTGTTGACTCTGCCACCTTGACTCAAAATGCATTGGTGGAACACACGAATGGGTTGAATATTTCCCAGAGTGTTGACTGGGGTACTATGGTTACAGCAGTTTTGTCTGTGGTGCCGAACATTAAAGTTAGGTCCATTCAGTTGAAGTTCACTATTGGTGGGACGTTTGCACAAGAAGACTTGCCAATAACTGCACAACAACGGGCGCGCACTGATGCTAGTAAGGTCGTGGTCAATGTCATTTAGCAGCGCGGACTACGTACCGTTACAACCATCACAGACAGTCCAATTCGCAACACCATCCAGCAGGCTGCAAGATTTACTTATGATGCAGTACAAGAGTTCACCGAACCTTTCTGCATACATCAACTGCTTCTTACAAGAAGTAGATATCATAAATAAAGCCATTCAAGACACCATCAACCTTCGGTACTTGGCAGACGCATTTGGCAAACAGCTAGATACGATTGGTGAAATTGTTGGTATTGGACGCACCTTTTACGGGGCTGCATCTTTAGGTTACTTCGGCTTTTATGATGATTCGCAAGCAGCCAACCCATCTATTGGGGATGCTTCAAATCCAACAGTCGGTGGTGTGTATAAGTCCATAACCGATCGGGACTCTGCTGACTATGTTATGGATGACATAACATATAAGAAAGCCATCTACGCCAAGATCATAAAGAACATGACTAACTGCTGTATCGAGGATGTGCTTCTTTACATTGACCTTGTTGTTGGGTTTAGTTGTGACACAGAGATAGTAGAATCCAATTGTCACGTTGATATATTCGTGCATGAAAACCTACTACAACAACAACGTATCTCCCTAAGTTTGCTGATAAATGGTGTTCGACCTATATGCACGTCTATGACGCTGCGGGACAACCGAGGCACTATCACCATTAGGGAGTAACTTAAAAGGTGGTGATTTAATGACAAAGCGGAATAGTGTCACTACTAGTTGGGCAACAGATGTTGCTTCGTTTGTAGTGGATGCAGAAGTAGATACAGACCACCCAAGTGGGCAGGGAGGGGCAGGTAAAACTGCCAAGGGCTGGATTTCGGAGACGGAACCTCAGCAGTGGGAGAACTTCAACATTAAGTTGAGGGAAGACAGGCAGTGGGCAATCTTGAAGAATGGCCGCATCCCCTGGGATGAGGAAGTTAAATACAAGATCAATGCTATTACCTACCTATCTGGCGTTTTATATGTTGCGATCCAAGCAGGGTTAAATAAAAACCCTACAACGCAGACGACTTACTGGTCCCCAATTAAATTTACAACAGCAAGTTTGTACACGTCCACAGTTACAACAATGCAAAATCAGTTATCAACACACACAACACCTGGGCAGAACAGTCACAACGACGACATAGTAGCAATTGGTGGGAGTTATAAGTCCACAATTGATGCTCAAGTTAAATTGGTAGCTGACGCAACAGCCCTACACGTTGCAAACGTTAGCAATCCACACACTGACACTGCAACCAATATCGGCACATTACCCACTACAGGTGGGAGTTTCACAGGCAGGGTTAACTACCTTGACAATTTAAGTGTAGGTACGAACTCAGAGTTGATGACAAATAACTCAACCTTTGTTCAGTTTAAAAGTTTGGGTGGTGCTTTTGGGTTGGGGTTGGCGGACTACCACATTGGCGGACGCTGGCAACAAATCTTCACTGTAGATAACTTCCCAGTCGTAAATGGGTACTTCCACCCTACCTTTGTTATGCCAACACCAGATTTGCACATCCCCATGATGAGTAGTTTGGATGCAACAGTGGGTGTTGGATCTGTTGTGTTAACCCGTCCTAGTACGTTGACGTATACAGACAGAGGCAATGTGTCGCAGACAGCTATTGTGGATGCCCCTGCCTTTGAAGTTGCAGGTTTGAAATTGAGTGCAGGAACTGTATTAACGGTTAGCGCACCCAACTTATTTGGGGCGAGGGATGGGTGTATCTCGTACACACTGGACAATGTTGTTTACGTCAAAGACCTACAATTCACCAGTGAAGATCTTACAACATACTTTGGTGCCACAGGCAACGTTAAGAATTTTAGGGTGTGGTCGCAACGACTTACACCGCGACAGAAACTTAGTATTCCGCGTTAGGAGGAACTATGAGTGCAATTAAATTAGGTCGGGTTTGGGCAGCTACACCTGCAAGTCCGAACATAGACCCCGGCGCGGAAAAGTATAAGTTGGGTTGGGTAGCTGAGATACCTCTATTTCAAGTTCTTAACTACATCAACAACCGTTACGACACCAACATAGTTTCGCTTGCAGAGCGTGGCATGTTTGAGTGGGGTAGTGATGTTGCGTACAATATTGCTGCACTAGCTTGGGATGAGGCGGATGGTTTTATCTATGTTTCTAAAACTGCTGCGCCCAGCACAACTGATAGACCTGGGCTGAACCCTACGCAATGGGATAAGTCAGCAGTACAAATCTCCCGTAAGCAATATGACGATGCAGTTACTGCATGGAACAACCACGCTGCAAACACATCGAACCCACATGCACTTACTGTGGATATTCTAAATACCTACAGTAAGGCCGTAATTGATGGGAAGGTTGGGGCAGTTCAAACAGCGCTTACAAACCACACTAGTAACACAGCCAACCCGCATGGAACTACAGCAGTACAAGCCGGTGCAGTACCTGTTACTGGTGGCAGCTACACCGGCTTGGTTAAACAACTGTTTGAGAGTACAGGTATTGGTGCTGCAAGTTACGCTGCAACCCTTCTGGCAAATGCCACTGGTGCATTTCTTACACTGGGGCCAAATAGTAAGATAGGTATTGACAGTTCAAACGTTGCCGTGTTCGTCAATGAAGCTGGTGTAAAAAGCCCCTTGTTGATTACCTCTAACTATATTGCTGCAAGGGAGGCGGTTGAGTCTTTGTACGTTCCTCCTGGTCCAGACCTCGAAGTTATCTTTCGCAATAGTTTGGGGCTCCTATCTGGTATTGGCTCAATTACTTTTACTGGGCCTGCTGGGAGCAGGGGTTACTTGGACAAGAGTGGCACTGCGCAGACAGCCGGGTTAAACATGCCAAGGTATACTGCGCAAGGTTTGTACGTAACAAACAGTGCTGACACAGAGGCACTAACTGTACCTACCAACCTTAATGGAGCTAACGCAAGTAATTTTACATACTGCCTAAACTTTCAATCTACCCCAACACTTGTGTACAGCCTGCTAGTTGATACAAATAGTGGGGCCATAACTTCTGGCATAGGTTGTATGGGTGGTAATTATATCTTCCGATCTGTACTTGGTGGTGTTTTAACAAACCTCGTAATTGCGCCAGTAGACCATAGTACAAACCACAAGGTGGTGGTGGTATCTAACGCCACTTTAAATAAGACCTTTGTGTATTTCGATGGGGTGTTGAAAATTACAGTAAACACCAAGCAAGATAACATTTCCAATGGCAAGTATTTCCTAAGTTCCAACTCCTCAAACTACGGGGCTCAATACCTCAACAGTTTTCAGGTTTGGTTGGCTGCACTAACTGCACAACAAGTATTTAATATTTAGGGGGGCTAATGACAGATCCAGTAGTACTACTCTCAACAGGGGATGTCGTAGGACCTAACGTCTCTACAGACGGGACAATGGTTCTATTTGATGGAACCTCTGGTAAAAAGGTAAAAGGAAACAATGCTGTAGTAACTGCACAAGGTTTAGCATTACTTGATGATGCGGACGCTGCGGCAAATCGTGCGACTATTGGCCTCAACCTAGTGAATAACACTAGTGACATCAATAAGCCTGTATCTACAGCGCAACAAACTGCCCTAGATGCAAAAGCCAATAAAGGCGTAAACAGTGATATCACCAGAATCACTGGCCTAACTACGGCGCTATCTGTCCCACAAGGGGGGACTGGTGTAACTACCCTGCCATTGCTTAAGTCTGCACTTGCTTTGGATCTGGTAGACAACACCAGGGACACCAATAAACCTGTGTCTACATTGCAGCAAGCAGCTATTGACGCCAGTATCAAACTGCCTATGGGGTACGTATCAGGACTTGCAACTGCGGTTGTATCTACATCTACAATTTCTGTATCTGCGGGCAACGTCAGAGATAGCACCAACACCTTCGACATGAAGTTAACATCAACGTTCAACGTTGCATTGTTGGGATCAGGTGTGGCATGGCAAGCTGGCTCCGCAAACCAGAAGTTGGATATAGGATCACTTACATCTAACACTTGGTATCACCTATACATAATCCGCAAGACATCTGACGGATCTGTAGATTTTGTATTCTCCCTCAGTGCAACCGCACCAACCCTGCCTACAGGTTACGCAGGCTTTCGTAGGGTTCCAGCAACAGCAGTGTTAACAAACAGCAGTGGCCAGATCATACCATTTGTTATGGATGTCTTCTCTGGCAGAAGAATTGTGCAGTGGACTACACCAATGTTGGATACCCAAGATGCGACATTAACAACAACAGCGACCACCACTATTATTTCAACACCACCTGGTGTGGTTACATTAGCGGCGGTTAACTTGTTTGTTTACGCAAACAATATGTTGGGCTATTTGAGTTCCTTGGACACAACAGACTTACAACCTCTTAACGTAGGTGTGTATACAGGGTTCCGAATTGGCTATGGTGCGATTACAGATGCAGCAACAGACTCTGCGGGTATGCAAATCAATGTAAAAACAAACACATCTTCCCAGGTGCGGTTACGCGCAAACGTATCTGGTAAGTACAGTCTAGTAACATTAGGGTGGGAGGAATAAATGCCATATGTAAGTAGGGATGCAGTAGGAAATATCTCAGGCCAATTCCGGCATATGCAACCCACCATTGCAGAGGAATACCTAGAGCCAGATGATCCTGAGTTGCTAATAACAACCGTGGATCGGGCAGACATCGAGGGCAAACGATTGAAGGCGTATGCAGATCCTATTAAGGGATCTGATAGGTATGTCATAGAGGCTATGCGATGCAAGTTAGAGGGAAAGCCAGAGTGGGAACAAGTAATGAGTTTGGGTGCAGCCCGCATACTTGAAATCAAAAAAGAATATCCGTGGGAGGTACTGTAAATGGGTAAGATTGTTTTTGTTGGTCACAGTGTTGTTAAAGGTACTGACTACGGTGGAGTAACGCGCGCCACTACTTTTGGGTACAAGGTTGGTATTGCTGCTGGTTACGCGGATGCCGACATCTATGTTCGTGGTGTTGGGAGTGAGACATCCGCCGGACTGCTGGCCCGCATCCAAACGGATGTAGTGAACCTGGCACCAGATGTTTGTGCGGCTATGATTGGTGCTAACGACTGGTCGCAAGGTGTATCAATTGCAACCTTCACCGCCAACCTGCGAGCTATTGCAAAGGCCATAACTAATGCTGGTATTAAATTAGTACTGTATACCGACAATATGAATCGGGGTTCGGTATCTGATTTTATATCCTTAGGTAACTACCAAGACGTTACCCGTATGGTAGCGCAAGAGAACAATGCCCCAGTAGTGGACCTATTCAGCCGCATGTGCTTTAAAGCCATGTGCAATGACTACGTGCAATACTTTGCAGGTACATCAGAGAAAATTCATCTGAGTATTGCAGGGCATGCATGGGTTGCACAAATTTCAGGGGAGTGCAGCCCCAAGAACATTTTTGTGAAGACGGTTGATACAACCCCTCCAGTTACAGTAACGCCATCTGCACCTACATTGAGTGACCTGAGTTTGGCAGTGGCGGATTACCTTATTGGTGGGCAAACACCTGCACTACTTACCACGGTGGGCACTATTCGCGCCAAGCTGTAGACAAGGAGGGACTAATGTTTGAAAAATTCTTAGAGCTATCGCAGTTAGGATTATTTGCGGTAGCTGGTGCTGTGGCTAAACAATGTCACAGACTTCTTAAAGGTGATGAACCTTTCTCGCTACGTCGGTTTCTTCTGCACCTTGCAATTGCATTGTTCGCAGGGATCACTGTAGGTAAGTTTGTTCCCACAGACCTAGCATATCGTGATGGCATTCTTCTCATGGTGGGCTTCACTGCACAACCACTGCTAGACATCATAGAGGTCAAGTTTTTAAGTAAGACGCAGGAGG